TAGGTAGACATTAGCGTAATCAGTACCAGTGATGCGACCTAGATCGAATTGATTCTTAAGCTGAGTATTCACAGCTTCCATCAAATCATCAAAAGCACCGTCTCCAGTAACTACTCCGTCAGTTGTAGTTAAATTGGAAGTTACATCACTGATACTGATAGCCATTAAGTATTGCCCCTAGATTTTTGAGCTGCTGCTAAGTCTGCAAGTTCCTTCTCACTAAGCGGAGGAAGAACCTGTACGTTGTACATTTTAGCGATATAAGGCTCCATAGCTGTATCGCCATTAGGCATTTTCACTGATTTAAACTTCTGCATTTGAGCATTCTCAATTTGCTTATAGACAGCATTGGGTACATGCCACCCTTCTTCATTATTGAAAGGTACGAATTTTTTAATAGATCGTCCCTTATTAATCTTCGAACTACAAACTGTAAAAATCCCACCGGGAAGAGCAGCTTTGACAGGGTCATTAGGACTTACAATAATCCTAACCAACCTCATAGCTTCCTGCTCCCGAGAAAGTTTTTTCTTTTTAGGTGCAGTTGTAGTAACTTTCACTTCTTCTTTGACTTCTACGGTATCCGTAGCTTTTGCCATTTTTTTCTCCTCATACGTACCATCCATTACTGCTTGTAGAGTAGTTTTAAGTTTAGCTACTCCAGTTTTATGATGCATAGTAACTCCGTGAGATTTCAACTCTTCACGTAGATCTTCTACTTCCATACTATCAATGTCCATACTAGTTCCTTATGTGTTAAGTAATGCCCCCTCTGGCTTACGCCTTCGGGGGCTAGATTAGCTAACTACTTATACAGCAGTCAGGCAAGTCCAAACGATACCAAGACGTTCAGGACGCAATGCCATGAAGCCATAGTACCACTTGATGCTGTAGAAGCCCTTCTCACCATAAGGGTCGTTCAGGTCAGCAATGTCCTTACCCGGCTTCTTATGGTTGATTACGAACTTCACACTCTTACCATCAGTCTGGAAACCGATAGTAGTGAATGCACCATCACCAACAACAAGCATTGGATAGATGTCAGCACCGTTACTACCGTTACCAGCAGTATCAGCAGCAGAAGCACCACCAGCTTCGTCATACTGCATCTCAGGTACTACAACGATACGGAACTGACGAACAGAACCGATCTCACCGTTGAGGATAGTTCCTGCAGAAGCATACTTCTCTACTGGGACGAAAGCAGGATTGTTATTAGCATCCAGCATATCTTCCACAACAGGAATCAGCTCAGAACCGATGAACATGACTCGACCACCAGCGATAGTCTTCGTATCAATCATACGAGAACCAGCAATAATCTTGGTCTTCTTAGGAGTCTTGTTATCATCCAGAGCAATAGATAGCTGACGCAGATCGTTATAAGTAACAACCTCATCTACTTCAGTCTTAGCAGTACCACCCATGTAGTAAGCAGTACCATTAGAAGTAGCCTCAGTGATCAAGTCAGCCTGAACCTCAGCCTCACTCAACTCATTAGCACCAACTACAGCTTCCTCAGTGATGTGAGACAACAGCTCAGCATCAGAATCAAAGTCCATAGACTCCTGAGTATACTCAGTGAAGAAACCACGCTTATACAGTTCACCTTCGATTTGGAGGCGAGTGAAACCAACACGGTTAACTCGACCACCATTCTCAGTCAGAGCTGGGATCTTAGCCTTGATAGTACCGGTATCTTTAGAAGAGCCGTAGATATTACCGTCAGCAATGGTAGCACCAGAAGCGTTAAGACCTTGGTCATTAACATTTCGGTCATCAAGCAGTGGAACGTAAACGTCCTGCTTAATCTTCTTACCCATATGCTTAGGCATTGCACGAACATCTGCCAAAGGCATGAAGTACTGTTCATCACGAACAGCAATCAGCGCCTTCTTATGATAGTAATCGGTACGAGCCTGTGAGCCGATAGTAGAAGCACTACCACCTGCCGGATCATTATAAATATGTGCCATTTTTAAAACCTCATAGTTTTACGATAAAAAAATGCCTAGGGTGCCGAGAACTTCTTCATAAACTCTTCATCAGAAAGTCCTAAGAAATCATCACTAGATTCTTTCTTGGCCGGTGCCCTAGACTTAGTCGTAGCTGCAGCTTTTCGCTTTTGTTTAAGCTTAGCATCCGACTTAGCCTTTACATCACTCGATACAGTTGAATCAGATTGTGGAGGTTCTTTCCCGTCCTGTATTAGTGCTCCTGTTTGAGCTAAGTATTCAGCGGCTTGTCTGTAGGCAATTACATCAGGTACACCGTTCAATCTACCTAATGTCTTTTCCTTTTGTACAAGCTCATTGACCCTCTCAAAAACACCATTTTGTATGTGAGTATCGATAACCCCAATAATTCCTGGGTTATCAGAAACAATGTTCTTACTTTCAGCATCCCAATCTTTAGACATTACATCAATGGTTTTACTAAAAGTCTCACTATCTTTAATGGCATCTAAGGCTTGGTCAAGTTCATACTCCTTATCAGTTACACCATACTGGTTAGGGTGATACTCCACATCTTTATCAGTATCAATATCTAAAGGATCTACCCCACTTTCTTTAATAAGCTTAGCAACTGCAGCAGGATCTTTCTTAGAGAGATCAATGAGATTATTTAGTTTGTGTTCATCTAGCAAACCATTATTCTCAAGCATCTTTACCATTTTTAAATTAGGCTTCATTGAAGCCATCTTTTTCTGGTAATTAGCACCCATCTGCATTAGACGGATTGCATCCTCTGGACTGTCAACCTGCATTTCAATGCCATTGGCTTTGAAAGGAGACATCACCTTTCTATACGCACTTTCGTAGTCTACTTCTTTAGTTTCCGGGGTATCCCCCTCTGTGTCAGATTCAGTATCACTACTAGTATCAAGAGACTCTGGCTCGTTACTATCAGTTTCAGGTTCGTGCTCCGTCTGGGTATCCCCGTCTGGTTGGCCTACTTCTTCATCTTCAGCTTCTTGCTCAGGTTGCTCCTGTGCTCCACTATCCACTTCCTCTTCGGAAGCTTCAACATCTTCAGTAGATTCTTCATCTACTGTGTCAGTATTCTCTTCTTGTTCATCAACTAATTCTTCCTCAAAAGAAGAAGCAGGTTGATTTAAAAATTCTTCATCAGATAGTTCTAAGGCATTAGCTCCACTCATGAGTTAAGCTCCTCTGCCAAAATCTCTTCTCTAGTATCCTCAGCCTCTTTAAGAGATTCTTCCATCTGATCACCTTTAGTAATCTGCCAATCCATATATGCACTAAACGAGCTGATAGCATACAAGTCACGATCAATATTTGAGTTAATCTGATCTGTAATATTAGGCGCACTTTTTAAAAGTACAAGTCGAAGAGACTCATTTTTAATATACCCCTCTAGGAATACTTTCTGGAAGTCAGCATTATCCTTTAGACGCAATAATGCATCACGTAGCCCTACTTCTTTTTTAGCTAATTCAATGCTCACTTCAACCTCTTGCATTTCGCTCATTACTAAAGTCCTTATGTGGTTGGTTGGTAAAAACTATATTACTACTGTTATATATTTAACGAATCTAAGGCTCTATTGTCAAGTCCTTGTAATCGGTCAAATTCTTTTTGCTCCATAGTTTGTGCATGTGCCAACTTCATTTGCTCTTCTTTATTGGCATCAGCTACTCCAGACTCTTTAGTAACAAAGTCTAGATCATTAAGGTCTGATTTACTATGAAGATCCCTAGTCTTAGCTTGTTTAAGGGCAATATCTGCTTCATTCTCCTTAGCCTTAGCACTCTCATTAGCAACTTGAGCTTCTAATAAGGCAAGTTCCAATTGTGCTTTTTGCTGCATCATTGGATCTGGTTGGGGTTGATATTCCTCAATACGCTTAGCTAATTCAGGCATTTTACGTAGTTTAGCAATGTCAGCTAGAATCATTTTGGACATTGCTGGATCCATACCGTTACCCATAGTCTGTAGCATAAAGCTCAGTTCTTGGGCTTTATCGTTATCAGCTTCTGCAGTAGAGATATTTAACTTAATATCATACTTACCACTTAAGTCTTCACGATTAATCTCCACAAACTGTTCGTTAGTAACCCGAATGATTTCAGAATCATCTAAGAATTCTGAGTTCATGGACATTACTTTACGGCCAATCTTAATAATTCCATCAGCCAATCTACGAAGAATACCTAACTCTCGTTTACTTGTAGCATCTAGAGCAGACCGGATACCTGTAGCTGTATTACCTAAAGCTTGGCCTGAAATACCAGAACTAAATGCTTTAACCCCTGTAAGGCTTTCTGCATCTTCATTCTGCAATCCCAACATAGTAAGAGCACTTTGAGGAATCTCTGGATATGCACCCATATGGAAAGCCTGACGAGGATCTACGCTACTATTAAACTTGTAGTCATCACCATTCTCAAATTTACGAGCATTAATAACATCTAGAGCATCCTTACGAATACCCTGTTGACCATTAGCACTTCTACCTAAGATATCAATCATACCTCTGGTAACAGCACCAATAATCTTTTGGTTATCTTCTAAGAGATACCCATCAGGTTGCCCGTATACTTCCTTACGTACTGGTAGATACTGTTCTAGAATGAATGGAAGCTCTTTATCTGGGAATGGAGTCTCTTCTAAACGAATAAGAGTATTACCTATCCATGTAGCTACAAAAGGCTCTACTTCGCCAGTACCGTGAATATCCCAATATCCCCAATACTCATAAGCAATAAGCTTCTTACGAGGTTCATCTTTAAACTCAAAGCTACTATCACTATCATTTACTTTATGATCTGGGTCAGCTAACACACTATTGTCGTTAACATTAACTAAGTTTAAGTTCTTATACCTAGCATCCTTCTTGAGATCACTCATAGATGTTTCAAAGCTATAGATAATAAATTCAGCTTTAGAAATATCACCATTACAGGTAGGGTCAATAACTACATTGTTATAGTCACATACTTCAAGAGTAGGTTGATTCTTGATAGTAACCATTTTAGTTACCATCTCTACTCCAGTTTGTACTTGCTGCATTACCTCAGCATTTTGTTGAGGATCGAATACAGCTTTAGTCTCTACAGTAGGAACTTCAACTTCTCGTTCCTCTTCTTCAAATTCCCAACCGACTTTTACGATTACAGTACCTTCATCAACTGCAGTACGGACATACTCATCAATGAACTTAGTCTTATCGATCTTACAGTTAAACTGGTAGTTAAGAACTAAACCATTCTGTTCTGCAGCTTTCTTATCTTCAAAGGTTACTGGGGATGTATTGAAGAGGTCATCAGTAGACAGGAAAGGCTCTGATAAAGCTGCATAACGCCATTCAGCTTGCTTACGAATGACTTTAGGAACAATCTTAGATCGTCCCTTTTTAGTCTTAATCTTTTGAGTACCTTTAAGATTATCTAACCAATTATCTACATCAGTGATGTGGGAATCATGGAAAGGTTTAGCTTCTTGGTAGTCCTGCTTAAGATCCAGTAGCTTAGGTGGGTTATCCCAATCTACTAACTTAGTTGATTCAGGTGCTTCTAAATCTAAATTTGTTTTATTAGTAGTCATAATACTTTGCTTACCATATCTAATTAATGCTTTGAGTTTATCACAGCTCTATAGTATACCTTTAATAATGAATTAAATTAATTTTACTAATAGGTTGATTAAGTATAAACAGTACTGGTTTTAATCATTTTATTCCTTCCGCAAGCATTTTTTCTAAAAATTCAATTTTTACCCCTACTTTAGAGGATGACTTTACTATCACATCCATATCGTCAAAGGGTGTTGGCATAATAAACCAATATCCAACCGTCTCATTGTCTACTTCTCCAGTATATTCAAGATCTGCAAGGGCTGCTTTGCTGGCTTGTTTGATCTTGTGCTCAGATAAATAGGCTCGTCCTGCTGATAGATAGGACTGGGCTTGACTCAAAGAGCTGGCAATAACAATTTCTTTATCTGCTGTTTCATACTGTTTCATTAATCGTAATCCGCGCCATCAATAACGGGCAAAGTTATCGGAGAGTAAGGAGGCCAGTTAAAAGAGCTTGAGTTGCTGTTACTAAAATAAGCCCCCTCACCAGCAAAAGCATGCATAATTCCTGTGTTGTTAACGCAAAGTATGTGTCTAAACGGCTGAGTATGTGCGGTATGCTGCCATGTGAATGAACAGTCCAAGGATATAGTCAGCTCACAACCATCAGGAGTGCAAACCCAAACTCTTATGGTTTTGCACCCGCCACTACTAGTATTTGTGTAGTTAGTAACATTCAGTGCTTTAGTATTGGAAAATCCGGGCATCGCGGCTTTACTTAGTCCTGAGATATTGTGTGGATACACCAGCCCGCTGTAATTGTCCCAATGAGGAGCGGTAGCAAATCCTTTAACAGAAAGGAACTCCATGTCACTGTGGAATGTCTCAATCCCATTCCTGTCTTTTAACACAAACCCATCATTAGACGAAAACCCAACAGGTCTTGCAAAACAGTAAACCTCTACATCACTGGTAGATAACGGGCTCCCATTAGGATATGCCTGCACAATACCTATACCATACCGTCCGGGCGATACTTCATAAACATTCGTTATTCCAGAATAATATTGATCTGACTGAGTGCCATTATATAAAAAGCACAAAGGGGGGGTAGGCGAGGAAATAAACAGATCGTACCATCTGACTTCATCATCATCTTCGTATATTTGTATCTGCGAATCTTCCAACAGAAAACCCTGAAGCTTAATGACATCTGAGGGGTTTTCTGCTTTCCCTACAAAATTGAGGTGAGATGCCTCAGACATAAGAAGCCTCTTTCCATCATTAGAGGTGACATTAATACCAAACATTATACAGCTCTCGCAAACACATAAATTATGGAGTTGTGTGTAGTGTTGCCCACATAAGCGGGACTATTAAAGTCCGTGTTATAAGTGAGACGCGGATATCTATCTTGAGCAGGAGCTGAGTAGATTGCTCCCCCCGCC